TAGTTCAGCCAGTATTGCAGCGTGTGATCTACATTCTTAAGAAGCAGGGCCGCATTGAAGTGCCAACAGTTAATGGCAGAGAGGTTAAGGTTCGCTCTGTATCTCCATTAGCTCAAGCTCAAGCAAACCAAGACATTTCTAGCGTAGCAAGATTTCTAGAATTAGTTGGTGGGACGTTTGGCCCTGAGATGTTGCAGCTTTTAATTGATGGCGAACAGACTGCAATTCACCTGTCTAAAAAGTTTGGTGTACCAGAGAGCTTGATTCGTGATGAAGAACAGCGTAAACAAATAGCTGCATTAGCGCAGCAAATGGCGCAGCAGCAACAGCAACAGGGACAGATGGTTGCCGAACAAGGTTAATATTGGGATAGACGGAATACAAAGACCCTCTGCTAAAGATGTGGAGGTAAGCCATAATATCGCCCATGTATTCAGTTCGCCCACAGGACAGGAAGTCCTGCGTTATCTGCGCTCCATTACAATCGAAATGGTTAATGGGCCTAATGTGACTACAGAAGAGTTGCGACATATAGAAGGTCAACGTTATCTCGTTGGCCTTATTGAGCAACGTATCTCACATTCGCACAGGAGTAAGAACAAATGAACGAGACAGTAGCCGAAGCAACAGCCGTAGAAGCGCCCACAGAAGAGCGTGATTTCGTTGTAGCAGAGGACAGTCAGCCACAACGACCTGAGTGGTTGCCCGAAAAATACAACACAGGCGAGGACTTAGCTAAAGCATATAAGGAGCTAGAGTCAAAACTTGGCACAAAGGAAGAGGATATTCGCTCTAAAATAATTGAGGAAATCCAAACCGAGGCTTTTAGTGAAAGGCCAGAGGCGGCAGGTGATTACCAATTACCAGAGAGTATTGACCAAGAAGCTGCTGTAGATAATGAACTGTTACAATGGTGGGCTGAACATTCTTTTGAAAATGGGTTTTCTCAGGAAGAGTTTAATAAAGGCATTGAAATGTACTCCCAAGCTGTAGGAAACGCACAGCCAGACCTTGAGGGCGAAGCCGCAAAGCTAGGTGAAAATGCAAATGACCGTATACAGGCGGCATCTATGTTTGCCGATAAGTTCTTTCCTACTGAGGCAATTCCTGCCGTAGAGCGTATGTGTGAAAGCCACGAAGGAATCCTTGCGCTTGAAACAATAATGGAAGCGATGAAGGATGGTTCATTTGCGGCAGAAGCGCAATCAACGGCAGGTCAAAGTGAGGCCGACTTAAGGGAGATGATGAATGACCCAAGGTACTGGAAAGATCGTGACCCTCACTTCATCAAGCAAGTTACCGAAGGATTCCAAGGGCTTTACCGAAGTTAAGGTTTTAAAAAGGGGGCGTTATTACATGACCCCCTTTACCTTACGTCAACTTGATGAAGTCGTTAATAATCTCAGCAACGAAAACAAACATGAGCTTGCTCTGCTTGGTCATACAGACTTAGAGCAAGCCATTATTGAGATGTACGAAACATCCGAGTGCTATCTTGTCAGGGCAGAAGGCGAAAGCTTTATAGCCGTTGGCGGTCTGTGTTATTCTGACGATCAGCAATATCCGCAAATGTTCTGTATGTTCTCAGATAAGATCAAAGAAAACTTTACCCTGCTTGCGCGTGGCTCAAAGATGCTTGTTAATTTCTTTGACCAGACCCAAGAAGGGATGACGATGACAATACTTGCTAAATATGAGTCAATGCTGCAATGGGCGGCATGGCTTGGCTTTGAGCCAGTAGGTATTAGTGAGTCAGGTAAAAACAAGTATGTTGAATTTGTGCGTTGCAATCCTGTGAAAAAAAATGTTTACGATAGGCCATTACGGCCCATAATGCACTGAAAGGCCCGAAAGGATACCCTTATTGAAGTGCGAGAGTGGACACCCGTTGTAAACCGTAACTTCAATTAGGACTGTGAAAATGGCTAATACAATTGACCAAGCCTTTATCAAGCAGTTTGAAACCGAAGTTCACATGGCGTATCAGCGTATGGGTTCTAAACTACGGAACACTGTTCGCTCTACGAATGTGACTGGTTCAACTGCTCGTTTCCAAGTAATTGGAAAAGGCACAGCCAATACGAAATCTCGTAACGGCAACGTAACCCCAATGGAATTGGCGCATACAAACGTCGAAGTCACTATGGCTGACTACTATGCACCAGAGTACATTGATAAATTGGACGAGTTGAAAATCAACATCAACGAGCGTCAAGCTGTAGCTCAATCTGCTGCTGCTGCGCTTGGTCGTAAGACAGATGAGATTCTAACAACTGCTCTCGACGCAGGTGCTAACTCAACTCAAATCCACGACACTGGCTCTGCTTTGGCAAAGGCTGACCTGCTTTCTCTCTTTGAGACTGTTGGCAACGCTGACATGCCAGAGGACGGACAACGCTTCTTGGCGATGTCTCCTGCGGGATTTGCTGATCTGTATAACATCACAGAGTTTGCATCTTCTGATTTCGTTGGCGATCAAAACCTGCCCTTCGCAGGTGGCATCACCATGAAAGAGTTCTTGGGCTTTAAAATCTTCTCAACGTCTGCGGTTGCAGGTGGCAAAAACTTTGCTTACCACACAAACGCTGTTGGCCTTGGCATCAACTCTGATGTTCAAACTGAGGTCAACTATGTTGCGGAAAAAGTCTCACACCTCGCAACCTCGATGATGTCAATGGGGGCTGTCGTTATTGACGATGATGGCGTCTATGAAGTCCTCGACAATAACTAAGGAGAGTAAAACATGGCTTATGCAGCAAGTGGACTAGCTCGAATTGGTGGTGACTCAAACGGAAGTTTGTGGATGTACACAAGCGCAGACGCAATTGCGACTGTAAACTCCGCAGGTTACTTTAACAGCGCAGCAAATATGCTAGCTGTTCGTGACTTGATTATTGTTTGTGACACCAATGTTCCAACAACCAACTTTGTTAATGTTCTCTCGAACACTGGCACTGTAGTCGATGTTTCAGACGGCACTGCCGTTGTTGAAACAGACGGCGATTAATAAAGGGATGGGGGCTTCGGCCCCCATACTGCCATGCCAGATTATGCAAACACAGCGATTAAGATTTGTTCACGCGCATCATTGCTTATAGGCGGTGATGCGATTCAATCATTTACGGATGGGACTGCTGAGTCTTCTGTCGCAGATGCGATCTATGAAGATATAGCGCGGTCTTCTCTGACAAACACACGATGGAGATTTGCGACTAATCAGGCGGTTCTTAACAGATTATCAACAGCCCCGACAGGACGTTGGGATGCTGCATACCAAATGCCATCTGGCACATTGATGCTTAATGCAATCACTGTGGAGGAACAGGCAATTGAGTATGATACATATGGCGATAAAGTTTACTGCGATGCTGTATCTACAGATGAGATTATTGCGGATTATATCTTTAGGGCAGAAGAAGTCGATTGGCCTCCTTACTTTACTCTTGCCGTTGAGTTTGCTGTTGCTAGCGTATTTGCAATCTCTTTAGCGAGGGACGCACAGCTTGGAAGCGCAATGGAAAACAGAGCAGAGCGCCAGTTTATTAAAGCGCGTAGGCTTGACTCACAGCAACAAACAACACGCAAGCTAAACACTTCGAGGTTCATTGCTGAAAGGCGCAGCTAATGCAGAAGATCAGAGTACCAGTTAGCAGCTTTCAGTTTGGTGAAGTAAGTGACTCCCTCATTATGAGGACTGATACTGCTGTTTATAATGCGTCAGCGCAAAGACTTGAAAACATGGTGGTTATGGCAGAAGGTTCTGTCAAAAAACGCTATGGCATGAGGCACATCTACGATTACAGCATTACCTATAGCTCAAGCAATCCAGAGCAATCTCACCTTTATCCGTTTGTCTTCGATGAAAACGAAGAATACATCATTTCGATAGAACACCAGAAAGTAAGATGCTTTCGACTGATAGATGGCTCGGATACGGTTTCTCTTGTTGCGACAATTACAGCAGACACAAGCAGTGCTGCGCTTCCCTTCGATCAAGCTTATCTAAAAGAATACACCACAGCGCAGTATGGCGATGTAATGTTTGTTTGTCATCCACTCTTTGCGCCAAGAATGATAACACGCACAAGCCTAACTGCATTTGAGGTATCAACATATAGCTTTGATGTTAGGGCTGATAATAAGCAAACTTATCAACCATATTCCAGATTTCAGTCTCATGGTGTCACCCTTGACCCAAGTGCAACAAGTGGAAGCGGAATAACTCTTACGACAAGTGCGGCTTATTGGGATACAACTGGCTCTCAAAGCGGTGGAAACTACGCTGACTCACTTCATGTTGGGACTGTTGTTAGATATGGCAAAAGTGAGGTAACGATTACAAGCGTTCAGTCTGCAACCCAAGCAACAGGTAATGTTGTAGACGAGCTTAAAATTAGGCTTTCTGTTCTTAACCCATTAAGAACTATTGACGGCAGCACAACGGTTGAAGTCACACATATTGCTCATGGCTTTGGGGGTGGTGAGTCAATTACTCTGTCAGAAGCGTCTGCCACAGGTGGGGTAAATACAGCAAATTTAAATGGCGCAAGAACTGTTGGCACTATTATTGATGAAAATACATACACTATAACAGCAGGTGGTTCTGCTTCTAGCGCCGAAGATGGTGGTGGATACGTTAAAGTTACAACTCATGCACCAACGGACCGATGGGATGAACAGGCGTGGTCCGCAAAGCGTGGATACCCTGCGGCGGTAGAGTTCCATGAAAACCGTCTTTGCTTTGGTGGGACGATAGCAGAGCCAGATAACATTTGGATGTCCCAAATTGGTGAGTTCTTTAACTTTGATGTAAGTGATGCAGAAGATTCAGATTCGATTTCTATGGTTGCTGCCACAGGGGAAGTTAATGAAATTAGATACCTTGTTTCAAACAGGGACTTGCAGGTCTTCACCGCATCTAATGAGCTTTACATTCCGACCTATCTAAATCAAGCGATTACGCCAACCAATGCTCAGATACGAAAGCAAACACCATATGGTGTGGAACACGTTGAGCCTATGTCTATAGATGGCGCAACGATCTTTGTGCAGAACAATGGTAAGATTGTTCGAGAGTATATCTACACCGACACAGAAGAAGCCTATACCGCTACATCTATCTCAACTATATCATCGCACCTCATTGATGAGCCAAAATATTTAGCTGTTGTTCATAGCGGCTTTGGCTTGCCTGACTCATATGCTGCTTTAAGCTTATCTAATGGAGACATGACTTTGTTCTCATCTAACAGGGCAGAGAAAAGAGCATCTTGGTCAAGAGTTACAACAAACGGAAACTTTGGCTCTGTCTGCGCAATAGAAGATAGGCTGTTTGTTAATGCTTACGATTCAGATAACAAGCTGCAACTGTGTGAGTTTAGGGGCGACATTGGTTTAGACTTCTATATCTATGGGGCAATAGCCTCAAACAAAGTTGATGTAAGCGCCCTCTACAGCCAGAACGATGTTGTAGATGTCATTGCTACAGATGGTACAACGCTGTCATCACTCGGTCAGTTTACTGTCAACAGCAATGATAAAGTTGACCTAACAGCTTACGCAGGTCATGGGTACACACATATCTACACTGGTAAAAAGTTTACAGCCAAAATTGTTACCAACCCTATTGATGCTGCGGCTAGCAATGGCCCAAGCACAGGCGAAACTCGCGGCATAACCAATGTGGTTGTTGATATGAAGAACACTAGATCGGCTAAAATAAACAGTAGGCCGCTTGTTACAACAGCAGCGTTTACTGGCAAAAAAGAATTTAGGTTACTAGGTTATAACCGAAATCCACAGGTAACTATTGAACAGGATCACCCCCTTGATATGCAGATCAATGGGCTAATAGCGGAGTTAGTATTATGAGCGCTCAATTAGCATTAGGCTTAATGCAAGCGGCAGGTTCTTTAATCCAAGGGATAGGCGCTTATCAAACAGCAAAGCTTGAAAGGTTTAATATTGATACTGAATCTCAGCTTGCAAATGCGCAAGGGATACAAACGCGCACAGCAACAATAGAAGCATTTAAGACCGCTATTTCAAGCGCAGACGCTTTGTATAGCAAGTTTGGTCGTGATGTATCTGATCCATCTGTAATGGCACAAAAAGAAGCTGACAAAGAAGTTATTGGCAGTGACATCTCAGATGTAGCAATTATGGCAAGAATAAATCAACTTGCTTTAAAACAACAAGGCGCAGCCACAATGAGAAAAGGTCGAGAAAGCCTCTATGCTTCAATGATGGAAGCCGCAACGACTGGTGGTGAAGCCTACTTTGATTGGAAGAAGACTTTATAATGGCTATTGTAAGACAGACAAAAAGATTTGGAATTGCGCCCATTGGCGTTACCAGAGTTCCAGTTGCAGGTCAGCAAATTGGTCAGGCTGTAAAAGAGTCAGCCGCCAAAATGAGAGCCAGAGCTTTTGAGTTTGAAAAAAACAAAGCTATTGAGTCAGGTGAGCTACAAGCAGCAGAGCTTGGAATTAATGAAATACTCTCCTTTGACCCAGACACAAAAAAGCCAATTGCTTCTCAGCAAGCAGATCACATGGGGGAGTTTCGGAAAAACGCTTTTGAAAGAGTTCTTCTTCAACGTTTCCAAACATCTGTAAACGATCAGATAGCAGCAAAAGCCAATGAGATTGCGCAAAAGGTTTCTGTTGAAGGCAATGCCCCAGAATTATTTGAGCAGACTTTCAATGCTTATCTAGAAGGCATTGGGCAAGATGCGTCTGGCTATTACAAACAGGTCATTGTTGATGCAGGAGCATCAGCAAGAACTAGAGGCGAAAGCCAACTTGAGGTTTTGCGCATCCAAAAAATGCAAGAAGAAGCAAGGCTCGCTCATGCTCGGCTTTTAAATGATTTCTATGAGTCGGCTTATAACTCAGGTGCAAGTGGCGATGGTGACTTTCATGAGTTTTACCAAACACAAACCGCAGTTGGCACACAGTTTGAAGACTTCAAAACGCTAGGGATTGCGACTAACAACAAGTCTATAGAAGAGTTTAAAGCGGCAAAAACAGCTTTCCTTAAAGGAAGAATCTCAACTGTACTAAAGCAGCCAGAAGTCGCAGAGTTTTCAACAATGATACAAACCTACTTTCAAGTAGGTGGCAGCAAGGCAATAATGGATATATTGCCACAAAAAGCTCAACACGCGCTAACTCAAGTTATGCTGTTGGCTGATGACTTTACACAAGCAGACTTCGTTTCTCTTTCTGCTGATTTAAATACAGAATTTGGCGCGGCTTCAAATGTCGGCGCAGTGTTTGCTCAACAAAGAAAGATTGAACAAGCGAGGGCAGATGCTGAACAAGAAGCTTTTGTCGCCGCCCTTAAGAAGCAAGTTTTCGATAACACTCAAATATTTGAAGACACAGCAGCCGAAGCTTACATTAAAGGCAGAAATTTTACTCCAATGGAAGTAAAAAGCATTATGGCGCAGATGGATACTCTGCTTGATGAAGCTGCTTATTATCAGGCCGACATTGGCGCTGAAGCTTTTGGTAAACTAAAGACGGCAGTAATAAAGCAGAAAGAACAGCTTGCCGCAGGTCTTATGTCTCAATTGCTTTCTTCGCCTAGAAAGCCAAAAAAAGGACCAGCAAAAGGCGGTGTTAGCCATACTGTATTAAATAAAGAGCAGATTTCTTTTCTAATTGATGGGATTAAAGACCCAAAAGTTATTTTTAGTATACTGCCAAAAGAACACTCTAATTTGTATTTTGACCTTATGATGGAGAACCCAACTCCATTTAAGGATTTTTTAACTGGTCGGAAAAAAATAGCCACAACTGTACAGCAAGATAGAAAAGCTGCACTTTCGTTGGCTATGGGTCGGCAGCATATATCTACTTTGCAAAGTATAAAGCTAAACACAACATCGTTGTTTGACGCAGAAGAAATTGCAAAGAAATTTAAAGAAACATTTAGCTCAGAAAAGTTAATTGGGACTGAGTATCAAAGCGCTTGGAAAGAAATCTCAAGTGCAATAACCACTAAAAAGAATGAAGCTAGCATTGAAGGTTTTAAAGTTTTTGCATCAGGTCTTGTAGGCGTAGCTAATTCTGGCGTTGTAAAATTTAAAGATGTTGGGAAAGTTTTAGTAAAGGAGGGAGATGCAGTTGGGGCTAGTATAGATGTATTAACCTCACAGGCGCAAAAAATTGTTGATGATTATGCTGACTCTCAATTAAGAAAAACATTAGGGGGTCTTTCTCAAGAACCAAGCGAAAGATTAGAATCTTTACAAAGGCTAGAAGACTTTTTCTTAGGGGATGTTTCAGTAGAGCTTACACAAGAAGAAAAGTTGATTGCTGACGCTGTAAATAAAGCTCAATTACTCATTAAAAGTACTCCTGTTCGTTTTAATAATAAACAAATTACATCTGTTCTCTCAGGTCTTGCTTCAAACCAAAGCGCAGATATTGATTCAGCACAAAAAGCGCGTATAAAAACTGAGTTAGAAGCTAAAATTAAAAACCAAACACCATTTACTTTTAAGCAGTTAGAAGACCCAAGGGCTATTACAAGCGCTGCTATTGAGATGTTTGGCCTTAATCCAAGTGACTTTCCTGATTTATACACAATGTCAGGCGCAGAGATTTTAGAAGTTGAGGGCATAGGCGATTTCTTAACTTACTCTAAGGGCAATCCGTATTTTCCTAATATGCTTATTGTGGATTCTGCAAGAAGCCTTCTTAATGGTCAGTTAAGTGACCAACAGGCAGAAAACTTTGCTATGCACTTAAGGGAAGAGTTCTTTTTTCTTCAAGATGGAAGGCTAAAAGTCAAACCTGCATATTTGGGTATTGATAGCAATCTAAGCCAAGAAGATATAGCCAAGCTTAAAGTGTTCTCAATGGCTGATTTGGTGTCGGCATCTTATCAAGGTGGTGTCGGCAGGTTTATAAATGAAG